GTAACCGGACATGTGCCGATCCGCGAATTCTCGCTGAACTTCTATCTTTCAGGTTCAACCCTGCCGCGGCCATACTATGTCTAGGAGCGGGGCTGTGTGCCGCTTCACACTGACCGATGTGGACGTTCTTAATATCTGTGAGAGACAATAGCTGTGCTGCATCATGCCATGTTGATTGGTAACGAAGGAAAATCGTGCCACGTAAGCGTGAAAGGTCACAGTCGCGCAGTCGCAAACCCTCGGTCTTGCCCGTTGGCCGCTTCGACGAACTTAGAACTAAAGATGGGGGTGGAAGCACCGTAATACTCGATAACAATCACGCTTCCTTCTCACTTCCTGATGGCGTAACACACCGCGACGTCATTGAAGAACTCACGAAAAGATGCGACCCGCCATTACCCATCGAATCATTGAGTGGGCTCGAAGGTGGCTTCCGATATCTAAAAGGGATAACCATTTTTAATAATGCACGAGAAGTAGTCGAACGGGTCGCCCGGGCGCATGAAGGCGTGCATTGGTGGGTGTCTGAACACGGATTAAACATGTGTCAAATTCCGCTGTCCGTGAGGTCACTGTCTAAGTTTGACCAGCTTGCGGGAAAGCTCTACGCCGAGACGGCTACAGGCTGCAGACTTTCGAAAACCGCGCTGCTCGCTATAGCGCAACGGCTCGATGATGCGAAACTCAGTTTGAAAGACCATCTTCAACCTAAATTTTGGGCTTTGATAGCTCAACACAATCAAAAAAACCCGAGATCTCCGATCAAGACCTTCGTGAAAGCCTGCAGCAGCCCGAGATTCCAGAAGTCAGTACGTCGACGATTGTACGTAGCCCATAACAAGTATCTCACCTCGATTAGTCCTGCCCCTGACGTGTCCTGAAAGCTCTCGCGGACACATTTCAACACGCGTCATTTGAACACGTAAAAATCGGGGTTTCGTGGCGTTTTTTCGTCCGTTTCCTTGATTTCTCGACTTCACCTGGATTCCATTCTTTTCTGTATTGGCCATACTAGCGACAGCTTTAAAGGAGACGCACATGAAACCGGCAAAATCGGAACTATCGATAACTTACCTACCTGTCACAGCCGTGTCACCCAATCCATCGAATGCGCGAACTCATTCCAAACGGCAAATCCGTCAAATCGCTGACAGCATTCGAGCTCTTGGATTCACAAACCCAGTCTTACTCGACAAGGCCAACGTGGTGATTGCCGGTCACGGTCGAGTCGCCGCAGCGAAATTACTCTCCATGTCCGAGCTACCGACCATCCAGTTGGACGAACTGTCGCCGGAACAAATTCGAGCTTATGCAATCGCCGACAACCGAGGCCGAAAAAGCCGGCTGGGATAAGTCGATTCTCGCCATCGAACTACAAAACCTGACAATGAATTGCGGTGATCTGGATGTGACGATTACTGGGTTCGAAGTTCCGGAAATCGACCTGATTTTGGCGGAGACTGGCGACAAACCAGACCCAGACGACAATTTCGAGGTCGCGGCACCGTCGGAGACCGTTAGTCAGCCAGGTGACTTGTGGCGGTTAGGCCGACATCGCATCATTTGCGGAAGTGCGGTCGGGCCAGATTCATTCTCAACATTACTTGGTAAAAAACGCGCCGCGGTCGTCTTTGTCGACCCGCCATATAATGTCGCGATCGACGGAAATGTCAGCGGAAACGGTTCGGTACGACACCGAGAATTCAAGATGGCCTCCGGTGAGATGACTGAACCGGAGTTCCTCTCCTTTCTCACTTCCAGCCTGGGCTTGCTGGCTCAGTTCAGCATCAGCGGCTCCGTTCACTACGTTTGCATGGACTGGCGGCACATGAGTGAACTTCTGAATGCCGGCCGGCACGCGCACGACACCTTACTGAATGTATGTGTTTGGGTCAAAAATAACGGGGGAATGGGATCGTTCTATCGCTCTCGTCATGAACTCGTATTCGTCTTCAGAAGCTCCAAGACCCAACACCGCAACAACGTCCAACTCGGCCGCTTCGGCCGCAACCGAACAAATGTTTGGAGCTATCCGGGCATAAATAGTTTGTCAAAGGTTAGTGAAGAGGGCGATTTGCTGGCCCTTCATCCCACCGTAAAACCTGTTGCCCTGATAGCCGATGCGCTACTCGATTGCTCGGCTCGTGGCGACATCGTGCTGGATGCATTCCTAGGATCGGGATCTACTCTCATTGCTGCCGAACGGACAGGACGCCGCTGCTATGGCATTGAACTCGATCCAATCTATGTGGACCTGTCGGTTAAGCGCTGGCAGCGTTATACCGGTGATCACGCTGTGCACTCGGTTAGTGACATCCGATTCGATGATCTTGCGACCCCAAAAACCGGAGAGAACTCATGACCGAGACAAGCGAAAAGAAGTGTGTGGTCGGATACGGTAAGCCACCAAAACACACGCAATTCAAACCTGGCCATTCAGGCAATCCGAAAGGGCGACCTCGCAAAACCTCAACCTTTTCGGACGAAGTCAAAGCCGAACTGAACTCGAAGATCGCTGCAACTGAGAATGGGCAACCTAAAAAAATCACCAAACTCCAACTCATTGTCAAACAACACGTGATTAATGCAATAAAGGGAAACGTTGGGTCCGCAAAGATGCTGATTGACGGTATGAAACAGGACCAGCCTAGGGAAAAGGACAATTTGGCCGAGATGTTGGACGCGTTCGAAGAGAGAAATCGTCAACTAGCATACCGGGTGGCGGAGAGTGAGTCGTTGATCGACCTGCCCGGAAATATAACCCCAACGCCATCGGATCAAGATCACAGTGGTTAAGTTCAACTTTGGGCTTCGGGCCGAGCGCTTCGCCATGCGCCCACCACGGGACGACTGGCCGATCAATATTCTGGAAGGAGCGGTCCGTAGCGGCAAGACTTTTTGCCTTCACCCAAAAACCCTCTATTGCTGCGATTACAACGTTGGAGGTCGAAAGATAATTACCGGCGTCTCGAAGCAGAGCATCTACAACAACGTCCTTCTTGACCTATTCGAAGTTGTCGGGGCACGCAACTACAGCTACAACCGGATGAGCGGGCGGCTCAAATTGTTCAACTCCGAATGGCTGATCATAGGTGCAAAGGATGAGCGTTCCGAGCGATATATTCGGGGCATGACCGTCGGCGTGGCGATCTGTGACGAGGTCAGTCTTATGCCGCAAAGTTTTTTTCAGATGCTGCTCAGTCGAATGTCGCCGCCCGGCGCTCGCCTCTACGGCACGACGAATCCTGACAATCCTTACCACTGGCTCAAAGCAGAATATTTGGATAATTCGGAACTGCGATCGAAGCGAATCCTGTGGTCAGATCACTTCGCAATGGCTGATAACCCAAACCTGACTGCTGAATTTGTTGAAGCGCAAAAGCGCCTTTATACCGGATTCTTTCACAAGAGGTTCATCGAAGGCCTGTGGGTTATGGCCGAAGGCGCGATTTATAAGGATTCTTGGTCCGAGGAGCTGCTTTACGACCTAAGGGACGAACCGGTCGGCCTTCGGGCCGAGGGGGGCCATCAACAGCGGATTATCGCCATCGATTATGGCACCACAAATCCCATGGTCTTCCTGGACATCTACGATGACGGTAAACTTTTCTGGGTAACGCGTGAGTACTACTGGAATTCAGTTCTCGAGATGCGCCAGAAAACCGATGCTGAATACGCCGATGACCTTCTGGCGTTCATCGGTCCACGATATAACGCGAAGGTGATCATTGACCCTTCTGCGGCCTCTTTCAAAGCGGAGATGATCAAGCGAGGTATCTGGCATGCCGATGCGGAAGACGACGTAAATGAAGGAATCCGCGTCTCCTCGATGATTTTGAACCAAAGGCTGGTGCGGTTCTGTCGCCAGACTACCGTAAGGACAGTTCAGGAAATGCAGACATACGCTTGGGATACGAAGGCGGCTCAGCACGGGGAGGAAAAACCATTGAAACATCACGATCACGGCCCCGACGCATTCCGCTATTTTGCCAAAACGGAAGTTCCGTATTGGAGATTGGGGCTAGGTTAGCGGCGGCAATGATTAATTCCACTGGTGTACCTCATTTTTTTCTCCCTCTTAAGCATACCCCCAACTAATTGGTCCGTTTGGCATATTTCTGCTTGCCCGTCCAACTTGATTTGTTCCTCATGGCCAGCTGGTCCATCGCCCAGATCTGGCGCTGCTAGCCCTTGACTCTTGCCGCTATAAGAGCGGAACTGTGTCGATATGAAGAATAGGCCGGCCAATTTGATAGCGGCGCTGGGCGAGATGACCCGAAGTCAACTCCTCGGTCGCTGGCGAGAACTTTACGGCAAAACGGCTCCGTCCGGAGTTCGCCGTGAAATAATGATTCCGTTTCTAGCCTACCGAATCCAGGAAAACGCCGAAGGCGGTCTCAGCGTGGCCGCGCAGGCGATGTTGAAGTCAGCAATGCGACAGTTAAAGCTTGCTCAGAGGCGTGAGGGCAGTATTCCGCAACCGCGAATGAAATCCGGTACTCGCGTTATTCGGCGTTGGAAGGGAGAAATTCATGAAGTTGATGTGACGGAAACGGCCTACCAATATCGCGATCACGAATATCGCAGCCTGTCCGAAGTAGCGCGAAAAATCACGGGCACTCGATGGTCTGGTCCCGCCTTCTTCGGTCTTAGGAAGTCGCAATCTCATGGCGATCAGAATCGTGGCTAAAGACCTCATTCGATGTGCAATTTACACGCGCAAGTCTTCCGAAGAAGGCCTCGAACAATCCTTCAACTCACTCGCTGCGCAGCGCGAAGCGTGCCGAGCCTTCATCCTTAGTCAAAAACACGAGGGCTGGACGGTACTGAAGGACGTATACGACGACGGGGGCATCTCGGGCGGAACCATGGATCGCCCCGCATTGAAGCAGCTCTTGAGCGACATCCAAGAAGGAAAGGTCAACACTGTAGTTGTATATAAGGTTGATCGTCTTACCCGGTCCCTGGCTGATTTTGCAAAAATCATCGAAATCTTCGATTCCAATTCCGTCAGCTTTGTGTCGGTCACACAGCAATTCAACACCACGAGTTCAATGGGGCGCCTCACGCTGAACGTGCTCCTGTCATTTGCTCAATTCGAGCGCGAAATCACCGGCGAGAGAATCCGAGACAAAATTGCAGCTTCGAAAAAGAAAGGAATCTGGATGGGAGGGATGGTTCCGCTCGGTTACGACTGTGTGAACCGCGAACTTGTCGTCCGTGAATCAGAAGCCGATACGGTTCGGGAAGTATTCCGCCAATATGTGCGATTAGGTTGCCTCACAAAACTTAAGCAACACCTCGAACAAAGCCAGACGAGAAGCAAGATTCGCACGAGCAATGCGGGGCGAAAATACGGTGGTGCTGCTTATTCGAGGGGAGCGCTCCACCATCTGCTCTGCAATCGCATTTATCTTGGAGAGATCGTTCATCGCGGCGAGCACTTTCCAGGGCAACACGAGGCGATTGTTTCAAGAGAGCTTTGGGATCAGGTCGCATCTCG